GCGTGGCGTCCCCGCCCTGGGCGGTGCCGGTGCGGCCCGTCTTCTTCTGCCACTGCGAGATGGTGACCCCGGCCTGGGCTCCCGGGCCCTTCTGCGAGGCCTCGGCGGCAGCGGCAGCCGCGGCGGTCGGGTCGGTGTGGCCGCCGGTCAGGGTGCTGGCGCCGACGTTCTGCCCGGCGGCGTTGTAGAACTCGACCTGGCCGGCCTCGACTTCGGCCGGGTAGTACCTGATCGCGTCGTTGATGTCCATCACGCGGGTGCCCGAGGCGGTCCTGACGGCAACCGAGGTGCCCGGCTTGGCGTTCTGGAGGATCGCCTCCAGCACCGGGCTGCGCTTGCCGGTCTTCTGCTCCATCCCCAGGTAGGTCTTGGCCACGTTGGGGATGGCGCCGCCCAGCAGCTGCTGCTGCCAGGTCTGGCCGACCTGCTGCGGGCCGACCCTGGCCCCGGCCGCCCCGGTGCCCGGCACCGTCGGCGTGCCGGTCGCGAGCCCGTACTGGCCGCTGGCTGCCGTGCCCGCTCTGACCGCAGCCGCGGCGCCGCCCGCCGATACGGCGCCCCCGCCGCCGCCCGGGGCCCCGCCAGGGGTACCTCCGCCCGGAGTCGCCGCGGCCAGGGTCTGCCCGGCCACCTGGTCGACCACCCACTGCATGACGTTGCCCGCGTTGATCCCCTGGACGCCCATCGTGGCGGTGACGACCTGGGCCCAGACGTCCATGTTCAGGTTGGGGTCCTGGGCCTGGAACTGGTCGAGGAACTGCTGGGCGATCTGCGCCGCGATCGCGGGCTGGGCCTTGACCTGGGCGCCGCCGCCTGCCGCCTGAATCATCTGCCGGAGCGCGGCCAGGTGCGCCTGGAGGCCGGGCAGGTTCTGGAGGAACTGGCCCTGGACCCCGGTCACCAGCCGGTTGTACTCGGCGATGTTGGTCCGCTGGAGGTACTGGGCCCGGTTCGGGCTGATCCCGGCCATGCCGGACACCATGTACATCATCCGCGTGCTGGCCTCCCCGGCGAAGTTCGCCCCGGCAAACGCCTGGCCCATGCCCGCCTGCTGGGCGGCGATGGCCCCGGCCGCGGTGGCCGCCTGGGGGCCGGCCCCGGTGCCCTGGAGGACCGTGTTGAAGTAGGCGTTGAAGTTGTTCCTGGCCTCCTCGGCGTTGACGCCGGCCTTGCCCGCGACGTCAGACAGCGAGCTGATCGCGTCGGAGACCGTGGACAGGCTGACCGTGGCATTCTGGGTGGCGGTGGCCAGGATCTGCGCGCCCTGCTCAATGTCCATGCCGGTGGCGTTGTACTGGTGGTACAGGAAGTTCAGCGCGCTCTGCCGGTTCTGGGCCTGCTGGCCCTGGCCGACCGCCCGCTGGCTGAAGCCGAGGGCAGTAACCTGGTTGAACATATCCGCGGCCACGCCCTCGGGGACCCGGCCGAACATCGAGATCTCGTAGGCCGTCCGGTGCGCCCGCTCAGTCTGCGCGCCGAGGTTGGTGCCGCCCTCGACCTCCTGGTAGGCCCGGCCGGCCTCGCGCTGCGCCTGATAGGCCCCGGCGATGTCCTCGACCAGGCCGACCCCGGGGATCTTGCGGAGCATCTCGGCGATGCCCCTGGGGGTGCCGCCGGTCATCGCCACCCGGGCGCCGAACTGCTGGGCCCAGCTGGCCCGCTGCTGAGGCGTGACGCCGCCGCCAGCGCCAGGCGGGCCCCCGGTGCCTGCCCCGCCTCCTGGACCGCCAGGACCGGGACCGCCGGGAGCCCCGCCTCCGGCCTGGGGACCGCCCGATGGGGAGGGGGCTGCTCCCGGTGGCGCGGGCGTCGTCTGGCCCACCAGGTCGGCAGGCAGCGGGACGTGCTCCCTTTCAGGAGTCATCCTCGCCCCGGCCGCCCCGGCAGCCGCCTGGGCCGTGGCGCTGAGACGGCCTCCGGCGGCCAGCTCCTCCTCGGTCCCCTCCGCGGACCTGGCGGTACTCTGCGTGGCGGCAGCGGTCTCCTGGAGCAGCCTCAGGGTGGTTTTCTGGTCCCTGGCCTGCTGGCCTTCCGGGGTCAGGATCATGGCGCCGCCGCCCCCGGGGCCCGCCGGGGCCCAGCGGTCCATGATCGCCTGGGCCGGCGGGCGCAGGTCGCCGCCCGGGGTGGCCTGGGACCCGCCCGGCTGCGCGCCGCCGTGCTGCTGCCGCTGCGCCTCGGCCTCCCTCACCAGGTCCTCGTGCTCGGGGTACAGCTTCCAGTCCGGGTCCGGGCCGAACCGGCGGCCGATGAGCTGGCCGAGCCGCTGAGCCGCGTAGGCCTGGAGGTTCTGGAGCGAGGTCGTCGCGCCCATGCCGGTCATCTTGGTGATGCCCATGGTGGCGTCGGCCGGGATCGCGCCCTGCCGGGTCAGCTGGCGGAGCAGGTCCTCCCTCATGCGGGGCTGGTACTGCTGGGCCAGGGCGATGTGGCCCGCCGCCTCGCCGCCGCCGCCGGGGCCGGTCACCTGGTACCGCTCCTGGAGGTCGAGCATCTTCGCGATGTCATCAGACTGCTTCTTCATCACCTCCACCATGGCCGGGATGTTGTCGACCAGCACCTGGAAGGCGTCAGTCACGCCGCCGGGCTCAGTGTCTAGGCGACCAGCCACAATCTTCCTCTCGCAGCCTTCTCTGCTTCCGGGGCTCAGGGCATGTGCTATTTTCCTTAGTAACGAGCGATACTACGAAGGACGAAACATGAATAACGCCGACACACCGGGCAGCCGGAGGACCACCACGCCAGGACGCCGCGTAGACGCGGGCACCCTCAACACGCTGGAGCTGTCCTACGCGGGACTCGTCAAGGCGGGCCAGGACTCGGTACGCGCCGCCTGGCGGTTCGGGCAGTGCGTCGACAGCTTCACCGATGCCTACACCCTGATCCAGCTGGCCGACGCGATGGACCTGAGCATCGGCACCCTGTACCGGTACCGGCGGCTCTACGCCGCCTACCAGCGGCCCGAGCTGGCCCTGGAGGCCGCCGAGCAGCTGGAGACGTTCAACATCGACACGATCTGGCGGCTCCAGAACGACCTGCACCCGGTCACGCACGGCCGGGCACTGCGCGGCCGGCACTGGCGGTCCACCTGCCACAGCTGCGGCAGCCACGATGTCGGCCGGGAGGAAGTCGACAAGTTCGGCGACCCGGTGGTGACCGATCAGGACCTCGAAGTCATCGTGCACGGCCCCGACGGGCAGAACGAGGTCCCGGGAGTGCAGTTCAGCCACGGGGCGTAAGCTCCGGGGGATGGGCAGCACACCGGACTGCGGGCCGCACTGCTCGGCCCCGGGCACGCATGAGACCCACTGCGGGTGCAGCCAGTGCCACGGCAAGCCGGACAGGAAGCGCTGGCTCGCGATGCCGCTGCCCGGCAGCGGCCAGGCAGGAGACGAAGGCACGGCAGGGCCCGGGTAGGCGGGGCCCGGCTCCGCAAGGCTCAGCAGGGCGCGGCCGTCAAGGGACGGCATGGCCAGTCTTGGCTGGGCAGGGCGGGGCGAGGCGAGGCAGTCCTGGCATGTCCGGGCCTGTCCCGGCAAGGGCCGCTGGGCAATGCCGGGCAAGGCAGTCAAGGCGCTGCTGGGCAGGGCGATCACAGCTGGGCGAGGCACGGTGCGGCAGGGCAGTCCTGGCGAGGCGCGGCGAGTCGCAGCATAGCGAGGACAGGCGCAGTATGGCGAGGCTAGGCAGGAGCGGCTCGGACGGCGAAGCCTGGCACGGCAAGGCGGGGCAAGGCAGGCAAGGGCTCGGAGCAGCATAGATAGGCGTGGCAGGGCAAGGCAGGCAGATCAGGACCATTCCAGTTCTTCTGCCGTGGCCGGGCCCATCCTGGAGACCATCGGGCGCAGCGCGGCCTGGGGCGGCGGCTCGGGCGGCTCCGCGGGCTCGCCGTCGCGCAGGGTGACCCGCGCGCCGCGCATCAGCATCTCCAGCTCGTCCTGAATCCGCTCCTGGTCCGGCTGCTCCCAGGTGAACTGGCTCATGTCGGCGCCGGTCTCGGGGAAGGACTCCTCGTCGTCGGCCTGGGCCTCGCCGAAGTACTCCGGCCAGGCCTTCGCCGGGTCGCCCTTGCCGGAAGCCACCACGGCGCACAGCGCCGCCTGGAGCCGGTCCTCCTGGCGCCGCCGGTTCTCGCGGAAGATCAGCACCGACAGGCACAGCTCCTGGACCGCGCTCAGGGAAGGGCCGGCGAGGAGCCCTCGCCGCCAGGCGAGGTCGATGTCGAGGTCGAGGCGAGCCCCGGCTCCATCGGGGCCGATCCTTTTCCCAGCTCGTCCATGACCACCCGGACCCGGGCCTCCAGCTCCAGGTAGCGGCTGAACACGTGGTCGATGGTGTAGGAGTACCAGCGCCCGGCGTACCGGAAGCGCTCCTCGGCCCAGCCGATCGAGCCGTCGTGCTCGCCGATCGGGGACGGCAGCGGGTGCCCGTCGACCGACTCGATGCTCAGCGCCACCATCGCGATGGCGTGCGCGCGGGCGCCGCCCATCGTGTCCTGCCACATCTTGCCCAGCTCGGCGACGATCAGCTCCTCGTCGCTGCGCAGGGTGCGGATCCGGAACACGTGGCCCAGCCAGGCGAACCGCCCGCGCAGCGCGCCCAGGTACAGCAGCCCGTGGAAGTCCGCGTGCCAGCGGGGATCGGGGTCCTCGAACTCCATCTCCTGCCCCGGGCCCGGGACCGACTCATCGGCCGCGGGCGTCACCGGGCCCGGCAGGGGCGGGCCGAACTCCTCGTCAGGCGGGTCAGGAGGGAAGGTCACGAACTGTACGGGTAAACGTCGAAATCGAGTTCGCCGGTCGCCCGGTAGATCACCTTGCACTGCTGGCCGTTGCAGCTCAGGTGGCACTCGATGTCGCTGTTGGCCTGCGGCATGACCTCCAGGTCCACCTTGACGCTCGCGCTCAGGGTGACGCCCGCGGAGCCGCTGACGCCCGAGAGCGGATTCGTGGGCGTGCTCATCGGAAACCTCCGGTACTTCTGAACAAGGTTGTCGAGCGGACAGCCTGGGTGACCACGGGCGGCCTGGGCGCGTTCGTGAGGTCCGTGGTCTTGTGCCCGGTCGCGTTGCCGAGGCCGGGGATCTGCACCTGCTGGGCGGCCATGACCCTCGCCTCGGGCTCGGCCGCCTCAGCCCTGGCCTCCGCGGGCATGCCTTCCTCTCCTGAGGAGGCGCGGGCGGCACCCTCGCCGTGCGGGTGCGGGGCCTGCCCCGTCTGGCCGCCCGGCAGTCCCGGCGGAGCCGGACTCGCCGGGCTCGCCGGGGCCGCCACCGGGGGGCTCGGCGACCCCGGCACGAGCGGGGCGCCGACTTCGACCTCGACCGTCGCGGTCGCGACGTTGCCGTCAGCGTCCGTGCCGGTGACGTCGATCTGGAGGATGGTCATCAGGCCGCTGGGGCGGGCGCGGGCGGGGTGCCGATGACGGCGGTCTGCACGGACGTGCTGGTGCCGTCGTTGCTCGTCTCGGTGTAGGTGTCGCCGAAGCTGTCAGTGACGGCGACCGTGACCGGGCCCGACGCGCTCTGGTTGACCTGGACCTGGGCGGTGGCGTTCGCGGTGTTGCCCGCGCCGTCGGTGCCGGTCACGGTGATGGTCATCGTGGACGTGGTGGTGTTGGCGTCGGAGTAGGTCACGGTTACCGTGATCGTGTCACCGACGTTGTAGGCCGGCTTGTCGGTGGCCACGTTCAGCGTCACGGCCGCGGGGGCTGGTGTCGTCATGCGGGATCCTCCTGGGGGAAGGTGGCAGCAGAAGCTCTCTTACCTTCCGGGGGCCAGGCGTAGACGCCTGGTAAAATAGCAAGGAATATAGAGAGGTGATCCCGATGACCGATGACATGCGCTGGGACGAGGAGCCGGGCGACCGGATCACCAGCATGCTCGCCGCGGTGACCGAGGCGCTGAGCGAGTGGAACGAGAAGAAGGCCGAGCCCGGCGAGGACCTGCACGGCATCTTCGTGCTGCACGACGGCCGGGGCGGCGCCGGCGCCAGCGCATTCGGGTACGACAGCGAGGCCAGCTACAAGCTGGTCGGCGACTTCATCAGGTTCAGCTCGATGCTGTTCACGGCCTCCGGCGTCCGGATGGACGTGCGGTTCATCCACGACCCCGGCGAGCCGCTGCCCGAGCCCGAGCCGGGCACGCCGGTCCTGGAACCCCGGCTGGAGGAAAGCGACCCGGGCCAGCCGCGGGCCCTGCTGACCATCACCCACACGTATCCTGATCCGCAGATCCCGGTGGTGATCAAGGCCGTCAAGGCCTCGATCGAGGCCAACCTGGCCGTGAACGAGGTCAAGGCCGTCGTCCTGCTCATCACCGCAGACGGCAGCCTCGCGGTCATGCAGCACGGCTTCGAGGGCCCGCACGAGATGGTGCACGCGCTGGTCAGTACCCTGATGAGCATCTCCGCCGACGACAAGGACAGCCACGTCGTGATCATCCCGGTGATCGGGAGCCCGAACTGATCACCACCCTGGAGATCTGGTATGCCGACGGCCTGTACGAAATGCACCGGTTCACGGCGGGCCCTGGCGAGGGATTTGAGCTGCCGCTCGTCCCGGGCCTGGACAGGCCGGCGGGCGGCCGGGACGTGGCCAGGATCAGGGTCAGCGGGCCGCCTCTCCCTGACGTCACGGATAACCAGAAGGTAACCCCGACCTGACCGGAGGGTCATCATGAGCGAGCGAGGCGACAGCATCGGCAACGGGGCAAGCGCCGGCAACGGCACGGAGAGCAACGGCCCGGACGGCACCCGGCTAAACCCGGCCGCCGTGGACAAGATGAGCGGTGACCCGCTGCGGCTCTGTCACTGGTGGGACTTCTGATGCACGGCAGCAGCGCGTCTAGCATCGGCGCTACCGAATCCTGCATCGGTGAGTGCGCGGGCAGTCTCGGCGGGCGCGGCGCGCTCAACCTGATCGCCTGGCTGCTCGCGGGCGGTCCCCGGGCCGCCTTCCAGCGGGAGGGCAACCTGCCCTGAGCTACTGGCCGGTCAGCGGGCTGTACTGGTTGGAGTTCAGCGGGATGTAGTGCGTGTAGGCCGCGGTGATGCCCTTGGTCACGGCCAGCGCCCCGACGGTCACCGTGTCGCCATCATTGATGTCCACCACCACCACGTTCTGGTACAGCTTGCCGCGCCAGCTGCCCGGCTGATGCGCGGTGCCCGGCGGCTTGATGATCAGCGAGGCGGTCACGTAGTTCGGGTTGGCGGCCAGCGCGGCGAAGATGTCGACGATGGACCAGGTGCCCGCCAGGCCGGCCAGCTGCCACCAGACCGGCTGGTTCCACAGCTCGCGGATGGTCAGCATCAGGGTGCCGCCGGCCAGCACGCGGGACGTGGCGATCTCGATGGGGTGGCTGTACCCGATCGGCTGGATGAACTGGAACGGCTGCCCGGCATCGGAGAAGGCGCGCTGGCCGGAGTCTTCCCAGCCCTCGCAGAAAGCGATGGGCTTGTTGTTGTAGCTCAAAACGGTATAGCCGGAGCCGACTACACGGACGTGAGTATTGGGCACCGCAGCCTCCCGGGTCTATCCGTCGCTTCTTCCCGGGGCTGCCGAAGATGCACTAGAATCATTGACAGCCAGAGCAGTCTTGGCGCCGCACATCCGGGCCTGGCTTAGATGGCTTGCCAGGGCACGCTGAGGCGAGGCCGTCCAGGTGTTGCTGCGCTTGGACCGGCATGGGCCGCTGTGCCCGGCACGGCCGTCAGCGCATTGCTGGGCGTCGCGTGGCTAGGCACGGCGGGGCTTGGCGGGGCCGGAAACGCACCGCGGGGCCAGGGCGGCTAGTCCTGGCTAGGCAGGGCCGGGCAGTCGCGGCCTGGCCGGGATTGGCGCGGCCCGGGATGTCCGCGCTCGGCTCGGCAGGAGTCGCTTGGCTCGGCGAGGACTGGCGTCGCTGAGCGTGGCGAGGCCGGAGCGGCATGGCACGACTAGGCCGTGCTTGGCAGGGCTTGGCGTGGAGCGCTCGGCCGGAGAGGCCTGGCTAGGCGCGGGCTCGCGGAGCTGGGCATGGCCGTCAAGGCGAGGCCGGGCACGGAACGCTTGGCAGGGCATGGCCGTCTGCGCTCGTCTTGGCTTGGAGCGCTTAGCTGTGCAGGGTAGGGCAGGCAATCAGGTCACGGAGACGGTGGGAGCTGCCGCGTTCTGCTGTGACTGCTGGGACACCAGGCCAGCACTGAGGTCGATGCTGAACGTGACCTCGATGTAGTTCAGCGGGACGCTCGGGACATAGGAGAAGGTCGCGGTGATCACCGTCGGGTCGCCGCCCGGGTACTGCTGCTGGGCGACCACCAGGTTCGTGTAGCTGGCGATGATGCCCTGGGCGATGTCCTGCTGGAGGATCGAGACGATCGCGCCCTGCACCGTGGCCACCGTGTTCGCGGTGATCGGCGTGCCGATCAGCCCGGAGTTCTCCATCCCGGCCTGGAGGGACACCAGCAGGGCATCGGCCTGGCGGACCAGTGAGATCTCCCGGGTGTTCAGCGCGCTCATGTTGGTGGTCAGGCCATGCCGGCAGGTCAGCCCGCCGTTGCGGCTCTGGTAGACCACCGTGGTCCCGGCCTGGGCCAGGCTGTTCATGAACGCCGGGGTCATCGCCTGAAGCTCGGCCGCGGTCAGCCCCGCGAAGCCGGGCACCGCCTGGCCGGTCAGCCCGGTGTTCACCGGCAGCGCCGACAGCACCGCGGCCAGCGCGACCGCCAGGTAGCAGCCCGAGGCGCTGAACGTCTGCCGGGTCAGCGGGTTGTAGGCCTGGAGGGCCTTGGGGTAGGCCAGCACCAGCCGCTTGTCGGCGATCGAGGCGGAGAAGCTCGGCACCGGCAGCGCCGACTCGGAGTAGTCCACCGGCAGCCCGAAGAAGCCGATCCGAGGGTAGCCGTTGACGCTGGCGCCCTGCATCGCGCCGTCCAGGTCGGTGGCCAGCGTCAGGGCGTACTGGGACACGCCGGAGCCGCCCGCGAAGCCGCCCAGGTAGTCGGGGAAGACCGGGACCACCAGGGTCGAGTCGTAGACGGCAGCCAGCTTGGTGTACGCGGCGAGCAGCTGCTGCTCCAGGGTGCCGTCCGCCGGGTTGCAGGCGCACGCGATGACCTGGTTGGCCCCGGCGCCGAATGCGGTCTGCGCGGCGTAGCTCAGCGGGTTGGCCACCTGGCTGACGTTGGCCTGGGTCGGCGCGGCGGCCACCAGGGGCTGGCCGTAGGCGTTGGTGACCGCGGGGAAGTTGGTGAACAGCTGCGGCTGGTAGTACGTGACGTCGGCGTAGTTGTAGGTGATCGTCACCTGGGCGCCGTCGGCGATGCTGGTCGAGGTGCCGACCCGGAAGACCGAGGTGACCGCCAGCGCGGCGTTGCCCGAGGGGTCCGGGGTCACGGTGAAGCTGTAGTCGGTGCCCTGGGCCAGGATGGTGCTGGAGCCGGTGACCGTCATCACGGGCGCGGCGATCGCCGGGGGCCCGGCCTGGGCGGTGGTGAAGACCCCGGTGAAGTTCAGGATGGCGCCCGTGCCCGCGAAGATCTGGAAGGTCTGGACCGCGGTGCGGTAGCCGAGCCCCGGCCCGACCAGCGTCAGGATCTGCGGGAAGACCCCGGTCGTGGTGACGATGGGCCCGGTGACGTCGGAGACGTAGACGCCAGGAGGCTGATAAGACGAAAAAGTCGGAACCGTCACCGTGGGCTCTCCTCCCGGGAAGACATCCTCACGTCTTCCCGGGCCGGAGAACCTCCTGCCTCACCACACCTTGCCAGGCGGCGACTAGCTCAGCCCCGACCCGCCGGGACGTGCCTAGACGGCCTAGCCCTGCCTCGCCTGGACCCGCGTTGCGCCTCCGGGCCGGGCCAGGACGGCCGCGCCCAGCCTCGCAGCGCCAAGCGACGCAGCGCCAAGCTCAGCCTCGACAGCCAGGCCATGCCCCGCGCCGCTTCGCAATGCGACGCCGGGCTATACCAGGACGGCCAAGCGATGCAACGCCACCCGGGCGACCCTTGCCAACCCGGCCTCGCCGTGCCCTGCCGAGCGGAGCGACCCTTGCCGAGCCCCGCGCAGACGGCCTAGCCTCGCCGCGCCCCGCGATGCCTCGCCTAGCCCAGCATCTCCGGCCGCGCCGAGTTGTGCCATGCGGTACCGGGCCCGGACCCGCCAGGCCTTGACGGCCACGCCAGTCCTCGACGGGATGTCCTAGACCAGCCTGGACGGCCGCGCCCCGCCGTGCCTGGCATCCCGTGCCCAGACCAGCTAAGCCTCGACGGCCTTGCCTTGCGATGCGAGGCCTTGCCACGCCAAGCCGGGCCACGCATAGCGATGCGCCGACGGCCCAGCGAAGCCTAGCGCTCCGGGCCCAGCACCGACACGCGCAGACTAACCGCGACGGCCGAGCCGGGCCTTGCCTTGCCGCGACCAGCGACGCACTGCCCCGCCTCGCGACACCAGGACTGCCGAGCGCGGCAGCGCCTGGACGCGCCGTCCTGGCTATCCGCGCCTGGACGGCCACGCCCGGCCTGGACGTGATGTGCCACCGACGCCCAGCCCAGGACCACCATGCTATCAAAGAACCTTAGCCGGGAAGCGGGGTGAACGGCGGGGTCTCCGGCGGGATGGTCAGGATGAACGGGTCGCCGGCGTTCACGTCGTCGATCTGCATCTGGCCGGTGATGATGATCTTGCTCAGCGGCACCAGCTCGTAGACGGCCGAGGCCGGGTTGGTGACGAACTCGCCGATCACCTTCAGCGCGATGCCGCGCTCGTAGATGATCTCGGTGGTGCCCCAGGGCGTGCCCGGCGCCGCGGACTGGCCGCGGGCCTCCACCGTGTCGTAGCTCCAGGTGGTGCTCACCAGGCCGTTGGAGTCGATGACATCGCGGAAGACCGAGGGCACCTCGGACTGAGCGGCGAACGCGGTCAGCGCCACCAGCTGGTCGTAGATCCCGTCGCACTCGTTGCTGTTCAGCGCCACGGTGGTGAACACCGCGTAGCCCTGGAACCGCCAGCGGGCCAGCACCGTGCCGTCATCCAGCATCTCGATGTGGTCGATGCCCGCGGTGCGCAGCATGGCCACCTCGAAGTCCACCCAGATGCCCGGGTAGGCGCCCTGGCTCACCGGGTAGTCGATGCTGATGTACGGCGCCTGGATCCCGCCGGCCGCATCCTGCTCGGGGTAGGCGATCGCGAAGGCCTGGTTCAGCGCGTCGACCGAGCCGGCCTTGATGACGCGCAAGAAGCCGGCCGGATACGCCGGGACGAACGGCTGAGGAGTAGTCACACTGCTTCCCGGGGCCCCGTACCTGCCGCGCCTTGCCCCGCTAGCCGGGCTCAGCCTCTCCCCGCCATGCCAAGCTGCTCCTGCCGCGCCGAGCCGCGCGATCCGAGCCGAGCCTGGCCCTGACTAGCATCTCCTGCCATGCCGTGCCGGGCGCTGCCGGGCCGGGCACTGCCGGGCCAAGGCTCGCCACGACCTGACTGCCTCGCCTGGCCAGGCTGCGCGTTGCGCCGCCAGGCACTGCCTTGCCAGGCTGCACCTGCCTTGCCCAGCCTTGCGATGCGTTGCGGTCCAGGCGGCGCAAGGCCACGCCTCGACGGCCCTGCCTGGCCTTGCCTGGCCAAGCCATCCGAGCGATACCGGGACTGCCTCGCTGCGCCTCGCCGGGCCATGCCTGGCCGCGACGAGCGATGCCTGGACTGCCTAGCCCCGCCCGGCCTCGCGGCACTGTGCCTCGCCGCGCTGAGCGATGCCCCGCCTAGCCCAGACTCTCCTGCCTTGCCGGGCGGTGCCACGACCGGCAATGCCTGGGCCAAGCCTCGCCAATCCTGCCTGGCAGCGCCGCGCGGCGCCATGCCCATCCAGGACGGGCGGTGCCCCGCGATGACGGCCTTGCGATACCCGGCGATGCCCCGCGGAGCCTCGCCCCGGCATGCCTTGGCTGCCTTAATGGTTCACTGAACCATTAGCCTGCCTAGACCTGCCCTGCGGCGCCACGGCCCGCCGAGCAATCGCCTGCCTCGCCTCGCCCTGGCCCGCAATGCCTAGACGAGCCATGACTGCCCCGCCGGGCCTCGCCTGGCCAGGCCAAGACATTCCTTTCCTGCGCTGCCATGCCCAGCCATCCGAGCGGGGCCCATCCTGCCCTGCCCTGCTCTGCCTGGCGCTACCCGGCCCGGCCATCCGCGCCGGGCTGCGCCTCGACTGCCTAGCAGAGCGACGCCGGGCGATCGGCACCACGCCTAGCCTTTCCTGCCACGCGATGCCTTGACGCGCTGTCAAGGCTTCGCCTGGCCCGGCCAGGCCTATCAATGAACCTTATCAGGAAAATCAGAAATGCGATCTCCAGAATCTGTCAGCGACGTAGATCCGCGTCGGCAGGATGCCGCCCTGCTGAGCGGCCAAGGTGATCGCCCGGTTCATGAACAATCGCGGGGCCAGGCCGGGGTGGCGCCAGCGGACGCCGATGTTGGCCTGGGCGATCTGGCCGCCCTGGCGGCCCGCGGTCGTCCAGGGGATGGCGGCCTCGCGTCGGCCGATCCGGCCCGGGGCGCCCGGGTAGGACGCGGGCACCGTCCTGACCTCCCACTGCCCGGCGACCTTGGTCCGGATCGTCCTGGTCGCCCCGATCTGCGCGGCCCGGCGGAAGATCAGCACCTGCGGCTTGCCCGAGATCGTGGTGCGGGTCTGCGCCCTCGGGTTGCGCTGCTTCTCGGTGCCGGTCGGGTCGTCGACCCACATCGGGATCGTCTTGCCGGCCAGGTGGGTCATCGTGAACGGCCGGATGCCCTTCTCCTGGAAGTACACGTACGCGTCGGCCCAGTGGATGCCGAAGAACCCGTAGCCGTAGACCGGCACCAGGCGCTGGGCGGCCCGGCCGGTCAGCTTGGGCATGATCCTGCGGGCCTCGCGCACCGCGGCGTTGGCCAGGTTCCGGGCCCGGTTGCCGTTCAGCCTGGGCACCAGCATGATCATCCGGTCGGGGTCGCCGCTGATGACGAACTCAGCGGTCTCGCCGGAGACGGTGGCGACGGACGGGGGCATCAGCCCCACACGCCCGGGGCGGTGCAGTCGAACTTGTGCGCCAGGCCCTCGCCCCTGATGACCGCGCCGCCGCCGCCGATCCGGTGGCCGCAGCTGACGCACCGCTCATTTGACTGGGCGTCGGACATGTTGGCGATCTCCAGCCGGATCTGGAGCGGGCTGAGCCCGCGCTCAGGGCAGCGGGTCTCGTGATAGGGCAGGTTGTACCCGCAGGACGGGCAGACGCCCGCGGCGGTCTTCGGGATCCGGGCCCACAGCGTGCTCATTCGTGATCATGCTCCAACTGGCGCTGGAAGTTCAGGTGCTCGCGGTCGTGAATCTGGTCCTGGACGCGGAAGTTATCGCGCCAGCTGCGGTTCAGGGTCTCCGGATCCCAGCCGTGATGCTCAGCCAGGTGAGCCGTCATCTTCTCCTTGGTCATCGGCCAGGGATGCGGCTTGTAGCCCTTCGGGCGCATCAGCTCGCGCTCGGTGATGAGCTGGCCGGGCGTGGTCTTCTTGCCCAGGATCATGTCCGCGGCGGCCCGGTGATGTCCGTCCACGCATTCGATCCGGCCGTTGGCGCGCTCCAGGAACTTGGCGTTGCGGTGCAGCTCGCGCTCGTCGGCGCTCTCGTACTCGTAGTCGTCCTCGATGTCAGGCTCTTCGGGCTCGGGCTCGATGTCCGGGTCGCCGGTCTCCTCCTCTGAGATGGGCTGCCGGTGGCCGGGCCAGAACAGGTTGTGCGCCACCGAGTGCGGCCGGATGAAGTGCTGGCTGGCGTGGATCTCGTCGGTGGGGACCTGCTCGACCGGCCGGTGCCGCCAGGTCTCGGGGTCCATCAGCCGCCCGGTCATCTCGTGGCTGTAGTGGTCCCGGGCGAACGGGGGCGCCGAGGCAAAGCCGTACTCGGTCGGGTGGTGGGTGGCGTAGTTGTCCTCCAGGTGCCCCGCCACGTGCATCATGGCCTCGCGGGCAGCGGTGCGGGTGACGTTGTGCCGGTCGACGATCTGGCTGACGTAGCGGTTGCGCCGGGCCCGCAGCTTCTCGGCCGGGTTGCGCACGGAGTACTCGCCGCGCTCGTGCTCGAACTCGGCGCGGTCGTTCCACCACCCGGCGGTGCGCTGCGCAGCGGCGGCGTCCATCCACAGGTAGCTCACGGCGCCGCCTGCGGCGGGAAGCCGGCCAGCGGGAAGTGCACCGGGCCCTGCGGCTGCCCGGCGGCGGCCGGGGGCGGCTCCTCGGGGATCAGCGGCCCGTTGACCACCTCGGCCCAGTCGTAGTTCGCCGGGACCCGGGTGTAGGTGCCGAGCAGCTGCGCCAGGTGCGCCTCGTCCGGCGGGATCAGGTACGCCGCGGTCAGCGGGTCCTCCAGGCTCATCCGGGCGAAGTTGTAGGTGATCGCCGCGGCGCCCTGCCAGGGCAGCGCGAAGCCGGTGCGCAGCGTGATCCGCCGCGGCACCTGGAGCTGGAACCGGTTGCCGTCGCCGCGGAAGCAGTAGTCGCCGTTGCGCACCCGGAAGTCCGGGGTCGACTCGACGCCGATCGCCGCCTGGCCGAACACGCCGCGGGAGGTGCGGTGCTGGTCCCGGTCGAAGTCGTCGAAGATGCCGGGCCGGACGATCAGGGCCCGCACGCCGGGGACCGGGGAGCTGCCCTGCGGCGCCGCGAACGTGCTGTTGTAGCAGACCGGGCAGGCGTACTGGTTGCCCTGGCCGTAGGCGGCGGCGATCTGCTGCTCGGGGCTCTGCGCGCCGGCCAGGTCGTTGTCTCCCTGCCAGCAGCGGTAGCAGCGCGACACCAGCCCGGCGGTGAAGTCCTGGATGTGCCACATCAGCGCGAAGTAGGCCAGCTCGCCGTACTGCCACAGCGCCTGGGCGTGAGTCTGAAGCTCCCGGGCGATCGCCCAGCCCTCGATGTCCCTGCCCCAGGCGGGCAGCGGCTGAGGCGGCGGGGGCGGCCAGGGAGTCGTCACGCGGTCCTCCTCTCCACCCTTCCCAGGGCAGTTTGCGAGTACCAAGGTTTATTGATATCTTCTCGCCGAGGAGAGCATCCCCGGACATCAAGGAGACACCCGATGCCTACCATCAAACACGGGCCCCTGGCGCTCGCCGTACTGGCGCTCGCCGCGGCCCTGTCCGTCACCGCCTGCGGCTCCAGCTCATCAAGCGCCAAGGCGCACGCCAGCGGCGCAGCCAGCTCGGCGCTGGCCAACCCGACGGTCAGCAACGACCTCAACGTGGTCGAGCAGGAGCTGCTGAGCAACCTCCAGCGCAACTTCCAGCCCGCCCACCCGGTCAAGTCGGTGGAAACCGCCGTCCAGCTGACCTTCCCCAAGGGCAACACCGCCAAGATCAGCAAATACGCCGTCCAGACGTTCACGATCTCCGTGCTGCACACCAGTGGTCCGGGCTCGGCCCGGGACACGTGGCTTCAGGGCGTCGTGGCCTACGCCGAGAGCCAGGGCGCCGGCGCCCCGGCCAGCACCACGCCGCCCGCGCTGCCCAGCTCCGGCCAGGCGAGCATCCCCGGCCTCCAGCCCTCGCCGTCATCGAGCACGCCATGACCATGGAACGCGAGGAGTTCATCGAGGCCACCGCCGCGCTGATAGCCGGAATGGCCGTGCCTGTCTCACTTGAGATGAAGCTGGGAGCGGCGACGCCGGCCTGGGTACAGCTGCATCACGCCCTGATCGGCTTCGGCTGGGCGTCCAGGGAGGAATACGCGCGGGCGATCCGCAAGCTCCTCGCCGACACCGACCCCAAGCCGCCCGGCTACCGCCGCCCGCGGGTCACCGCAGCCGAGAAGGCCGGGGGAGCCCCGGCCAGCGACGAGGAGAGGTCATCATGACCGCCGCCGAAGCTGTCGACGTCCCGCAGAGCGGGGCGGAGAGCCTGGCCGCCAAGGTCCCGTTCTGGGACAAGGCCCAGTCCGTCATCTACTCGGTCATCGCCGGGCAGTGGGCTGTCGGGCTCTGGTCCGGCATCTACGTCCTGGTCCTCCAGGCGCATTACTTCGGCAAGTCGCTGAAGTACGACTGGGACCACCTGAACGTGCTGTGGCACTTCCACGGGATCCCGCTAATCGGCAGCTGGCTGTCGGCCCACTACGACATCGCCCGGCACATCTTCCTGCGCGACGCGCCCGAGGCCATCCTGGCCTACGCCGTCGTGGCCATGATCATCACGCTCCTGGCCAGCAAGGAGAAAGCCAAGACGCCCTGGCTGGACCGCCAGTTCGTCAAGCTGCACATCCCCTCGATCTACCAGGGCCGGTTCGACTACCGGCACGGGCCGCACAAGGGGCAGCGGCGCCGCGCGGACACCAGCCCGCTCCAGTTCATCTTCCTGCTGCCGTCGATGCTGCTGACCGCGATCCCCGGCGAGGCGATCATCAGCGTGATCATCTTCGGCGGCATCGCGCTCGCCCACGGCCGCGGCTACCACTCGCCGTGGCTGGAGCCGACGTCGCCCTGGGTCTCGCCGGTCATCGGCATCGCCGGCGGCCGGTTCGCCGGGCACCGCCCCGCGGTCAAGGCCGGGGCCGACATCAACCGGTACTTCATCGGCAAGCGGCTGGCCGTCACCTACGCGGCCGACGCGATCATCGCCTCCCTGCTGGCCGTGCCCCCGCAGATCTCGCCTGACGACGCACGAGACAAGCTGACCAGGATGCGGCGGGCCGACCCGTCGCTGTGGTACCCGGTCTCCTACCGGCGGATGTATGACTACCTGCTGTCCACCAGGGCCAAGGTGCGCCACTACAGCCGGTGGTCGAAGTGGGTGTTCGGGCTCGGCCTGCTGATCGCCCTCGCCATCGGCCTGTGGGGCGTGTACCTGCGCAAGTACGGCATCAGCCACGGGTTCTGGCTGCCCTGGTAGGCAGGCCGTGACGTACCTGGCGGTCAGCATCCTGCTCGCCCTCCTCGGGGCTGCCCTGGTCATCGCCGTCGCCAGCACGATCCTGCCGCGGGCCCAGGCCCGCCGGCTGGCCGAGCGCGAGCGGCACGAGCTGCGCAGCCCCGAGGACCTCGAAGACTTCATCCGCCGGGTCGACCAGGCGACGTCGGATGACGACCTGAATCGCCTGGACGAGAAGAAGGAAGACGACTGATGTTCTTCGTAGCGATCATCTTGTGGGTGGTCATGCTCGTCGCGATCGTCGCGACGCTGGCCGCCCGGGGCGAACGGGGCCGGGACCGGAGCACGGGCCTGGGCCCGGCCGGATGGGCCGGCGTCGCCGTCCTGTGCGGCCTGCTCGGGTTCGGGGCGTTCGCCTGGAGCGGGGTCAAGTCGGTGCCGCCCAAGTCCATCGGGGTCCCGGTCAGCCTGGGGCACGTAGGCACCGGGTACTACACCTCCGGGGCGCACGAGACCTGGAACCCGTTCCTGCACCTGGCCATCATCAACGAGACCATCCAGACCACCACGTTCCAGGTGGGCGGCACCCCGGCCCAGGGCCAGCTGCCCGGGACGGGCCAGTGCAGCGGCGCGCTGCCGGTGCGGATCGGCGGCCAGCAGCAGGCCTGCGCCAAGATCACCATCCAGTGGCAGGTGCGCCCTGACGCGGCGGCCACGCTGTTCAGCGACTACGCCAACCAGGGCGACCTCATGACCACCATCGAGAACGCCCTGGTCATCAGGGAACTGGAGCTGGTAGTCAACCAGCAGGTCGGGGACTACGACCCGATCACCGACTACCAGAGCGTGGTGGGCACCAGCAGCCAGAACAGCCAGTTCACCGCGTTCGGCCCGGAGATCCTCAAGACGATGCAGGCCGACATCGGCAACCAGATCATCGTCAAGAGCGTGCTGTTCCCCTACATGGGCTACAGCGCGCAGGTCGAGGGCAAGCTCCAGCAGATCCAGCAGGCGTACGCCAACTACGCGATCGCGAGCGAGAACGTGAAGGTCAACCACCAGAACGCGCTGGCCTTCGCCCAGCTGGGCACGCCGAACCTCAACCAGCTGGTGGCCCAGTGCCTCCAGGACTCGCGGGAGAACAAGACCTCGCCGATGGGATGCTTCCCCGGCCAGGCCAGCGGGCTCCAGCTGTCCAAGTGACCGGTCAGGGGCCCCGGGTGAGGAGAGCGAAAGATCCTTCCCGGGGCCCCTGCCGGTGCCCAGACCCTACCAGGATCTAGGGTTTATTGATAGGTTCTGTCCTCATGAGCGATCCGCAGCAGCATCCAGACGAGGCACTGCCCTGCCACAGGTGCGGTGCCACCACCTTCCGCCTGTACGGCGACGGCGCCGTCAACTGCTCCGAGTGCGGGGTCAGGAGGACCACGCTCGCCCCGCCCCTCGTCCTCCCGCCGGGCAGGCTCAGGGCGGCCGGGGACCTGGGCTTCGCCGGCTCGCCGAACCCGCTGATCACCTATCCCGGCGGCACCTGGCTGTTCACCTTCGGCCTGGACCACCCGCTGCACGGCCGGTATGTCGTCATCCGCGGCGCCGAGGAGGATGCCCGCCGGGAGATGACCGCCATCTTCGGCCAGGGCAACTGGGCCGGGATCTACCCGGGCAATGAGTCCTACCGGGCCACCCGGGGCAGGACCGAGCTGGTCCTGGAATCATGACCCGGAACCTGCCCGTCCCTGACGGGCCCAGGGCGCCGCTCAGCCTGCGCTGGCTGTGGTGGGTCGGGCCGCCCGCGCTGATCACCTGGCTGTACCGCACGCTGCTGCCGCCCCGGCTGAGGCGGCTGTGGGGCATGAAGAGCCATCACTCCACCTCGCACCTGGCGCTGGGGCTGATCCTGGCCGGGTTCGGCTGGCGGGCGTTCTGGCGCTTCGCCGTGCCTGGGACGGCGAAAGACTGGGTGCCGTGGGGGCCCGAGGGCGACTCCGGCTGGTGGACCGGCGGGCCGTTCTGGATGCTCCCGGCCTGGGTCAGCCCGCACATGGGCCCGCAGCTGGGCTGGAAAGAGGACTACGGCCGCGGCGGCCGGGTCAGGGAGCTGCCGGACTGGTTCCCGACGACCTAACGGCTGCCGGTGCGACTGGTGGGCCAGCGAGTGCACCTGGGCCTCCAGCCGGACGACCCGGTGGTGCTCCTCCTGGTCGTGCACGTACAGCCGCTCGGCGATCTCGCCTAGCTCGTCGGCGTTGTGCTCCTGCTCATCTTCCAGGATCAGGGCCCACAGCGTCTTCGGGTGCTTCATCGCCTGGTCGACCCGCGCTGACACGTCGTCCTCCCCGGGGATAGCTCTCTCGTCTACCACTTCCGGGGGCACGGGAACGGCGGCCGGGGAGCCCGGCCGCCGTCTCGCGGATCAGCAGGTCAGCGCCGCTCGAAGCCCTGGGTCGCCTGCCCCCAGGCATGGACGAAGATGCGGAAGAAGAGCGGCTGGTCGTTCATGTTGGTATCGCAGGCCCCGTCCACGCTGCGCGCCAGGACGAGAACGATGCTGAAGTTGAACTGGCCGAAGCCGAAGGCCTCGCGGAACCGGCCGGTGCCGCCGCGGATCCTCCAGTTCCCGGTGCCGTCCGCCGTGGCGGTGCAGAACTCGTCGTTGATCACCGGGACCACGTTGTCGACGTTGGTGTGGAACACCCTGATCGAGTTGAACCCGCCGGGGGAGACGAGCCTGTCCAGGGTGCCGCTCGGCGGCGGCTGCGGGTCAGTCCAGTTCTGGAAGTGGATGGGCCCGAAGGCATCCGCGAGCCCCTGAGGGAACTGGCTTGAGATCGTGATGTTGAACGCCTCGGGCCGCAACCCGTGATCATCCCTGGTGCTCGCGCCTGCCGTCGGGGCGGCCAGCGCCAGTGCCGTGCCGATGCCTGCGATACCTGCCAGGATTGCCAGGAACCGCCGGCCTGCCGTGATGCGTCTCATTGATGGATCCCGCCTTCCGGGTCCGGGGAGGCTTCAGCGCCCCCCGCTGTTCGGCCTGGCGGAGCCGGCGACTTGAACCCCACCGGTTCCGCCCATGACCGAACAGCGTAGACCAGGGATTCTCAGCAGATCCAGAGTTTTCTATAAACTTAGTTATCAGGTTCTTGCAGCATGTCCCTGACCTGGGCCAGCTCGGCCCGCACGCACTCCAGCTGGACCAGGGTGCCCAGGGCCAGCGGCGGTTCCAGCATCTCGGGATGATCGGCGATCTTCAGGCTCAGCGCGATGACCTTCTCGCTGACCCGGGACAGCCGCTCCCGGGCATCCATCAATCAGGCTCCTCCGGGGGCCCTGGAGCCTCCTGGAGGGCCGGGACGGCCTGGTTGATGAGAAGCTCCAGCCGGGCGATCTCGGCGCTCACGTGCTCCCTGAGCCGGTCGTGGTGGCGCTCCAGCACGCCGCTGCCGTTCAGCAGGTTCTCCACGAACTCCTCCAGCGCGTTCAGCTCCCTGCTCAGGTGCGACTGGGTGGCCAGCCGGTGATCGCGCAGCCACCTGCGCAGCGGCGCGCGGAAGAGCAGGGACAGGGTGGAGACGAGTACCACGAACTCGACCGTGCTGAACCCGCCCGACCAGAACTGCCCGGTCGGCCAGTCAAACAGGAAGCCCGCCAGTCCGGGGCCGCTTGCCAGGATCACATACCTTCCGGGGACCGGGTAAATATCAATAAACCTAGTACCATCTTGCCCACATCCGCGGCCGGGCGGCGACCGAGCCCGCGATCCTGGTGGGGGCGTAGCGGCCGTAGGTCCCGCCGGAGACCAGCACCCGCGGGTTGCCCAGCATCATGTGCCGGATCTTGAACATGTCCAGCAGCGATTTCAGCTCGGCTTCCTCATCGCGCAGCACCAGGCGCCAGCGGTCGGCGTAGTCCCGGCGCTCCAGCCGGGTGATCGAGCCCGAGCCCATGATCGCGGGCTGCTCGGTGTAGGACCGGATCAGGTGCTTGACCATCTCGACGTAGGTGTACTGGCCGAGCAGGCCGCCCCACAGCTGCACCGGGAACAGCGGGCCGCCCTGGCCGTCGGCCGTGTAGTTGGACCAGGGCTGGCTGATGCCGTTCAGCTTCTGGAGCGCGATCATCATCAGCTGCGCGGCCCGGCCGCGGGACCAGTGCGCCTGGAAGTACGGCGTGGCGATGATGTTCGGCCCGCCGGCGGGGGAGTCGCACAGGTCGGCGAACCGGATCCAGCAGAACTCGACCAGCTCCTTCATCGGGTCGCCCAGGTTGTCGTACCACTGATTGGCGGGCCCGATGACGATCAGCGAGGCGTACTGCTGGGCGGCGCCGCCGATCAGGTACCGCCAGACCAGCTCGGCGTTGGACGGGCTCGCGGTGTCGTTGGAGCTGAGCACCACCTGGTAGGCCCCGGGGCCCTGCCGGGCCGCAGTGAAGCTGGACCCCGGGACCACGGTGCCGTCCGGGTTCTGGAGCGCCAGCTGGGCGGTCACCGAGCTGCTGTCCGGGTCGGCGGGCTGGCCGGCCACGTAGACCTGGAGGTTCAGGTCCGGCATGCTGTACTGGCTGACGTACTGCCGCTCGCGCCAGTCGATCAGGTCGGGGCTGATGACGGTCACAGCGAGTTCCCCACGGCCGTGGCCGCGATCCAGGCCAGCGCCTTGACCCCGATGATCGTGGCGGGCGCGCTGTAGGTCCCGATGTCAGCGGCCACGCCGACGGTATGCGCCCCGGCGGTGATGCCGGAGACCACCTGGAGGCTGGTCGCGGTCATGCCCGCGTTGTCGGACACGCCGGGGCTGGCGATGAACCGCAGCTGCTCGCGGTAGCCGCCGAGCTGGTTGGCGGTGCTGCCCACCCCGTCGACCAGGACCCGCTGCCAGACGTCCTGGTTCTGGCTGGCCGCCACCAGGTAGGTCCCGGTCAGCGCGATCGCCAGCGAGCAGGTCCGCGGGCAGGTCAGGTTGATGACGGTGAACGTGCCGGTGGTGCCCCGGGCGATCGCGGTGTTCAGGTAGACGCCCCCGGCGAACACCGGGGCGGCGTCCCGGCAGTCCAGCCAGGCGGTGCCGGTCCAGTAGCTCAGGGCCTTCCAGTCGGTCATGAAGATCAGCCGGCCCGCCTGGGCGGCGGTCCAGCTGGGGCGCGAGGAGGACGTGCAGACGAACACGCCGGGCGAGCCGTCCAGGATGGTCCAGTTGCCGATGAAATCCGAAAGCAAGAACGGATCGGTGGCGCTGTTGAGCTTCAGACCCAAATAGGTGCTGTAAGTTGCCACTCAGCCCGCCTCTCCTATCCGGGCTCCGGTTACATGCCCTGGCCGGTGCCGGCCTTTACCGACCCATCCGGCCGGTAAATAGGATTAATTGAATTTCGCGCATCCAAAGTTCCTGTCCCGGCCGTGGTAGTGCCCTGGGCCCCGGGCTGCGGCGCAGAGTAGTTCAGCGGCACCACGTAATCGGACCAGGCCGAGAACGGGCCCAGGCCCGCCCGGTTGCCCGCGGCGATCGAGATCTGGTAGCCGCCGGTCGGGGTGGCCCGCTGGCTGCCCGAGGGGGTGTAGATCGGCACCTGGTTGGGCACCAGGCCCTGCCGGAACACCGCGGACAGCACGACGCCGTAGCCGTAGTAGACGGTCAGCGCGTCGGTGGCGCCGACGTTGGCCGGGCCGCCCGCCACGCGGGTGATCGTCATCGCCTGGGCCGGGCCGGTGCCCACCTGGCTGACGGTGTAGTCCAGGCCGTAGGCCAGCGCCTTGGAGACCGTGGTGTCGTAGACGATCAGCCCGGACGCCGGGGTGGCGATGTCCTGGTTGTGCAGCTGCGCCGCGCCCGCCACGAGGGTGATCGCGTCGGCGACCTGGGTCAGCGGGAAGGCGCCCATCTGGTCATACCAGTACGAGACCGTGATGGCATCGCCGTTGACGCTGTTGACCGAGGAGGCCAGCCGGGTGATCGAGTAGGTCTTCCAGGGCCCCTGCCCGGTAGTGGTCACCGTGTAGTCGTAGTTCAGCTCCAGCACGGTGCCGGTCGGCTGCATCGGGTCCTGCCCGACCCGGGTGGTGTCCCGCACGATCAGCTGCTCCGGCGGCGTGATCACGCCGGTCCTGGCCAGGTTGAACGGGGTGCCGGTGGAGATGGTCCCGGTGTCGGTCTGGTAGACCGGCTGGCCCGAGCTGGGGCCGCCCGAGGGGGACATCTGGCCGTAGAACTCCGGCTGGCCGGACACCGGCACGTACATGGTGCCCAGGTCGCTGGACTGGATCAGGTAGTAGTCCACCTGGACCGAGCCCGAGGGCGGCGCCCAGGGCACGAACACGCCCTTGTCGACGGAGTAGACGGGCCCGGTGGCGAAGAACGCCGAGCTGCCCGCCGCGTAGGTCACCCGCACGTTGTCGTTCAGCGCGCTGTTCGTGCTGCCCGCCAGGCGGGCGATCGAGTAGTTGAACGTCGCCCCGGTGCCGGTGACGGTCAGCGCGTAGTCGACGTTGAGCACCAGGACCTTGCCGAAGTTGGCCCCGGCCTGGTTGTCAACCACCCGGACGGAGCCCGGCGGCGTGACCACGCCCGCGTGGGCCAGCGCCTGCGGCGTCGCGGTGATCGTGGCGATGTTGTCGGTGTAGACCGTGGTGGCGCCGATGCCGGGCGCGGCCGGGACCGAGGTGGTGAAGTTGTAAGTGACCGTCACCGTGTCGCCGAGCTTCGCCGTCGCCGAGGTCGGCTTCCAGGTGACCGCGAACGTGGCGGGCACCGGCTCGTTGTACGTGCCGCCCGGGGTGTACGGGCCCTGCACCGTGCTGACCGTGTAGTCGGTGTTGTAGACCAGGGCCGCGTTCTGGGTGACGTCGAAGACGGTCAGGGCGTTCGCCGCGGTGGTGATGGACCAGGACGACAGCTGCACCGGCAGCTCGGACAGGGCGAAGGTGTCGACGTTGGACTGCGACGCCGGCGCGGGCAGGTTCGAGTCGAAGTACGCGGGCGTGCCGTAGGAGTAGGTCAGCGTCACCGCATCGCCGGCGGTCCAGTTGACCACGTGCGTGAACGTGATGTACAGGCTGGTCTTCGGCCCGTTGCCGGCCGAGGTCACGGTGTAGTCAGTGCCCGAGACCAGCGTCTGGCTGCTGGTGGTGTCGCGGACCACCAGCGAGGAGGGCACCGCGCCCTGCTGGCTGGCGTAGTACCGGGTCGGGCTGGCTGCCGTGCCGGTGAACGTGTCGACCTGGGTGCTCAGCGAGACCGGCGCCGAGGGCGCCCCGACGTAGGAGGTGTCCACGTTGAACGCGGAGTAGGCGCTCGACGTCAGCGGCATGGCGGTGACCTGGTTGCCCATGATGTCGGTCAGCGAGGTGTCCTTGACCGAGGCGGCCACGCCCGCGGACGGGGCCCGGTAGGCGGGCGGGGTGCCGAGCCCGGAGATCAGCGCCGAGCCGCCGCCGACCTGGGTGTCCAGCACTCCGGTGAACGCGGTGCTGCTCGGCAGCCAGGGGTACGGGCTGGCCGGGGTGACCACGGCGGTCCCCCTCGGGCCGCCGAGGACCTCGGCGGTGTCCGGTGCGCCCTGGGGGAAGCCGTACTGGCCCTCGGTGACCGGCCTGACCGCGTAATCGGACTGCGGCGGCTGCCCGGTCCCGCTGCCCGCCTGGCCCGCTCCGGCCCAGGGGATGACGTCCAGGACGGAGCCGCCGGGCATGGCCGCGCCGATGCCCGCCACCGCGGTGCCGGTGGTGTCCTGGACGCTGGCCCGCCCGGTCTGGATGATCGTGCCGGGGGATCCGGGGGCCGTGCCGAGCGGAGGATTGATGCCTTCGGTGTCGACGGTGGCCGCTGCCGGGGCCGGGCCGGCCTGCGCATCGGGCATGATGCCTCCCTGGGCTGTCTCTCCCTCCTTCCGGGGGCTGCCTCAGGGCGGCGGCGGGCACTGCCTCGGCGGCGGCAGCTTGATCGACGGGCGGCCGGCTACCGCGAGCGCCCGGTTGATGGTCTGCGCGACCTGCTGGTAGCTGCACACCTCAGCCTGGAGGTCGGTGACCTGGTTCTCCAGGTGGCCGACCGTATTCCTCAGGTCGCTGATGTAGAGCAGCTGGACGGCCAGCGTGACGCCGACGGCGAGCGCGGCGATGACGGAGATGGCGGTGAACCACCACGGCGTCCCGGCTAGTGCGCGCGGTTCAGGTGCAGCCACACTGTCAGGAGCACCACCAGGATCGGGAGTACCAGGCTGGTCAGGACTAGCGTGGCCAGGGTCCACACGTGGCTCCTCCGCGACTCGACCTGAGCGGCCATCTCGGTGACCCTGGTAGCCAGGGTGCGGCGGTTCTCCTCGGCCGTGGCGACCAGCCGCTCGTTCGCCTCGATCCGCAGGTACTGCTCGGCGGTGTCATGCTCCAGGGCGTCCAGGCGGTGCAGCACGCCCTGATGCGCCTCGTTCCACCGGCCCCAGGTGACCGGGCTCTCATCGGGGTGGGCATTCGGCACTGCTACCCGGCCGGGCCGGCGGGCTCGTGCGGGACGTTCGTCATGGGGCCGAGCGAGGAGGCCTGGTGCATCCAGGACTGCGCCGGGTTGGCCGGGGGCGGGACGGGGATGCCGTGCTCGTCGTAGGTGTAGCCCAGGCGGTCCAGGTGGTGCCGGTTGCGCTCGGCGGCGGCGATGATCCGGCGGCGGTCGTCTTCCGGGTCGCCGCGGTTGACGGTCAGGCCGGGGCTGGTCTGCACCAGGTTGGGCGGCACGTCCTCGTCGCTGGCGTCCATCGCGCGCAGCGCCCAGGCCAGGTCGGTGGCGACCGCGATGCCGAAGATCGGCGCTGTGTGCCGGATGTCGGTGAAGTTGGCGGTCGGGCCCGAGGTCTCGGTGGTCTCGTAGACGCCGGACATCGCGGCCGGGTCAGGCCTGAAGGGCATGGCAGACTCCGCTCTGGCGTGACTTCCTTGCCGTACCTGCCCAGCCACGCCGGGCAACTCCTAGACGAGCCACCCCAAGCCGAGCCACTCCTGCCGGGCCCCGCCATGCCCATCCGTGCCAGGACACGCGATGCCTAGCCTCACCTTGGCTAGGAACCATAGTAATCACTGCTCCAGGACCCAGGGCCCGTCGCCGCGGCGGACGCACTTGTCGGTGAGGCCTATATGCCGGTCGCACAGCGGCGGCCTCGCCATCGCCTCGGCGTTCTTGCGCGGGATGTTCTCCCCGCACGGGGCATCCGGCCTGGTGCCCGGTCCTACGCATTGCAACACCACGTAATCGTTGTCGGCCACCTCGTCCAGGGTGGACAGCGCGGCGGCCCGGTCCTCCTCGGCGCGCTTCCAGAACGCGTCGGACTGATGCTGGAGTGCCGCCTTGACGGCCGGGTCATCCTCTCCCTGGACGACCTTCAGCGTGCCCAGGGACAGCTGCCGGGCGAAGGCGGGGGTGCGGACGATCTCCGGCGGCATGTGCTGGAAGTCGCCGCCCGAGGGCGACCCCTTGCCCTCGAAGGTCACCTCGTGGGTGCGCCGCGGGTCGCTGGCGATCACCAGCACCGAGGCGGTCATGTTCTGCACGATGACCGTGGTCAGCGGCTGGGCGTACATCATCTGCTGGTCGATCGTCATGGAGGCCTCCTAACCCTTCTGAGGCCGACCCCTCGCAGCAGTCGTGCTTGCGCCCGCACCGCGGGCACAGCCAGCGGGTGGCAACCGGGTCGAACGGCCAGCCGCAGTACTCGCAGGGCATCACTGCGCGTCCAGCGGGTACCGGCCGCTGACCACCACGTGCCCGCCGCTCTGGCCGAGCAGCGTCCCGTAGGAGTACAGCTGGAGATTGCCGCCGGGCTCGGCCTCCAGGTACGTGCCGTTGTACGAGCCGGCCGACATGACCTTGGTCTGGCTGACCTGGATGGCCTCTGGCCGGTACAGCGGGGCGTACCCGGACGGCAGCGCGGCCACGGGCGTGCCGTCGGAGGTCTGGCCGGGCACGATCTGGCCGGTGACGACGACCATGTTGTCATTGGTCAGCTTCATCGCCAGGGTGCGGCCGGCGTAGTTCACCCAGCCCGACTGGAGCGCCGGGTGCACCCACTGGGCGGGCCCGGTGGCCAGCTGGCGGGAGACCGGCCCGGCGAAGCTCGCGGACCCGTCGGGGCCGACCCGGGCCAGGACGGCCAGCGCGGAGGACAGGACCTGCCAGCAGTCCGCGGTCTGTCCGGACAGGGCGTAGATGATCATGGCCACGTGGCCCAGCGCGGCGGCGGTGATCCGCGGCTCGCCGTAGCTGTTCAGGCTGTAGATCTTCTGGGACCCGTAGTAGAAGTCCAGGATGTCCGGCGAGCCGTCCCGGTTCCCGGCCTGGACGGTGACCGTGGCCAGGTTCGTCGCGGTGCCCGGGATGGCGCTGACGTTGCCGCCGGCCAGCAGGAAGGCCGCGCCCGTGCCCTCCAGGCCCTGGACCTGCTGCTCCAGCCAGGCCAGCATCTGGGTGATCGTGGCGTGGTCGGCGGTGTGCCCGGAGGCGCCGATCGCCGGGTTCGCGGGCGGGAGGACGGGCGTGGTCATGCGAGGCTCCCCGTCAGGATCCAGGTGTTCAGGATCCGCTGGCGCAGCCTGGCCTCGGCGTACTGGGCCGAGATGTTCACGTGCCCGCCGGCCGACAGCAGGGTGACCCCGGTCCCGGCAGCGACCGTCACGGTGCCGGTGCCGGTCGCGCAGACCCAGATGATGGCGCCGACCGGGAACCCCGTCTGGGATGAGGGCGGGATGATGACCGAGACGGCGGCGCCCGAGTTCATCTCGACCACGGTGCCCAGGTCGGTCAGCGACAGCGTGTAGCTCACGGTCTGCTGCGAGGAGGGCAGGATGCCGGCGAGCACCGACGCCTGGAGGTTGGTGAGAGCCGACTGGTGCGCGCTCAGCGAGTCGCTGATCGCGTTGTGGTCACTGATGTGGCCCGTGTACCCGGGAGCCCGGGTGTCGGGCGGGATCACTGGAAACGACACGGCCTGCCTCCTCCATGCTTCCGGGGGCAGGCAAGGATCAGGCCCGGCCGGGCGGCCGGGCCTTCTCCGTCAGCAGGTCAGAACTGGCGCGGCATCGGGTCCGCGGTCATCGTGCTCATGACGACACCGCCTATGCAGCTGTTCCGGCGGAGGTCTGCCAGTTCCGTGCCGAAGAACACCATGCCGTTGGACGCGCCATTCGGGTTGTGCATCGGGGTCCTTCCCTGAGGGACATGGACAACCGGGGCCCAGGCTCATACCAGGGGCCCCGGCTGGCCGGCAATCTGCCCGTGGCGATCTGCCACCTGGCAGATTTGCCCGGCACGCAAGAGTTTATCAAGGAAGCTAGAACATGAAAGGGGATTTGCGAGAGTCTCAGTGAGAGTCTCACCGGGAGGCCCGGCGGGCACGGCAGCGGGCCGGACGCCTGGCAGGTCCTTGGGCCCGGGACTTCGGGGCCCGGTGTCCTCCGCGGCGCCAGGGCCGGCCCGCTGTCGTCCGGTCACACGCCGCGCCTGCGCAGCCGCTCGTGCTCCCGACGAGCCCCGACGTTATCAATAATCCGTAGGCGCCGTAGGCCGTCCGTGGTAAATTTCAGGCGAGCACAAGCTAAGGCTGAGGATCAGATGGACATGCGCGCACAAAGGCGGGATACCAGGGGCGGGAGCCCCGGGTGCCCGGCGCGCGGTCAGGCGAAGGCTGTTCTGCTCACAAGCCGAGACTTGAGCCCGCGCTGCATAGTCGATGGGGCGCGCACCGCTCGGGCAGATGCGGGTTTGATTCCCGCCCGCGGCTCCGCGTGCCGCGGTGGACCAACGAGAAGTCGGCCCGGCTTCAGGATGAAGTGCGCCCGTGGATGCGGCTGGCAGCTGACAGGTTCTGCGTAGACGCCCTTCATAAGGCACCTACCTGTGGAGTAGGTCTACAAAAACCCGAGGGCCCGGCACATGGAGAAGTGCCGGGTCCTCCCTGTGCCCCGAGGAGGCATTCATGACCCAGACCCTGGGCGAGGTCGTCGCCGTCGAGAAGACGGCCCGCCAGAGTGCTGACAAGCAGCGCGAGGAGCTGCTCAGGCGCGTCCAGCGCAAGGAGCTGTTCGCCGGCTTCAGCCAGGTCTACAAGCATGACCAGCACGACCCGGAGGGCCTGCACAGCCAGCCGGAGAAGACCGAGGTGCTCCAGGAGCGCACCCCGGAGATCCTGGCCGAGCTGGCCCGGGTGCTGACCCCTGCCCTGGACCTGTCCGCGGCCAAGGAGTACGCGAACACCGCGGCCACCGCGGACGTCGTGCTCGACGAGGAGGACCAGGTGCCGCTGCTGCGCGACGTGCCGGTCACCTACCTGCTGCCGCTGGAGCACCAGCTGGGCCAGGTCCTGGGCTTCTTCCGGGCCCTCCAGGTGCGCGACCCGTCCGAGCTGTGGGACTGGGACGAGGACGACGGCTCCTTCCGCAGCCGCCACCCCGAGCAGCGGCTGCGGGTCGAGAAGGGGCTGAAGTCCCTGGTGCTGATCGAGCCGACCCAGTACCAGGCCGGCCAGGCCCAGGCCGTGCCCGACGAGAAGCGCACGGGCGTGTGGGAGATCACCCGGTTCTCCGGCGCGCTGTCCCGCGAGGACAAGCTCGCGCTGATCGAGCGGTGCGAGAGGCTGATCGGCGCGGTGCACCAGGCCCGGGTCCGCGCCAACCGGGCCGAGGCCGGGCGCGTGTCCGTCGCCGGGCCGGTCTTCAGCTACCTGCTGGGCTAGGGTCATCCGGCGGGGCGATGATCACCCGGATCCTGATGACCATCTGATGGCTCCGGGTGGCCTCGTCCCACCGGCCTGACACCTCCCAGTCGGGCTCGATCACGCCCTTGTCGGCCATCGGCCGCAGGATCCCGGCAATCGCCTCGCGCCAGCGCTCTGTGAAGGCCCAGGGCGGCGGCACCGTGTCGGGGATGCCCAGGCCCTGGAAAGGCTCTCCGGGGCTCTCAGCGCTCATCTGCGGCCCTCCTGCGGGCCTTCCGGGCCTGGGGCCTCGGGAACCATCTCAGCCACCAGGGCGGCTCGCCTGCGTGCCGTGGCTCATGCTTGCCGTCTGCCGGTCGTCGTCGCTCACCGTGAGGGAGCCGTCGGTCTACGCTCATATCAATGATGCTAGAACATGCAACCGTCCCGGGGCGTCGGTCCCGGGACGGTTGTTAACGGCGGCTCGCATGCGGCCGTCACATCTAGGGCGCCGTGGGCGGCCAGTCCAGGGACGAGTACCCGCCGCCGGACCAGGTGCTCAGGTTGGCCGAGACCGCGGGGTTGCCGATCAGGCCGACGCCGGACATCAGCGCGCCGTGGATGGCTCCGTAGTTCTTGATCACCGTGGTCATGGCCGAGACGCCGTGGGCAGGCGTGTCGAAGTTGTAGTTGCCCGGGTGGCCGGGACCTGCGCCGGACGGCTCCGAGCCGGTGACGCCGGGGAACGAGCCGGAGTACGAGGTGACGTTGAGCGGGTTGTTCTGGCCCGCGCCGTCAGCAGGAGCGCCCCACGCCCCGTTGTTGTCCTCGTGGGCGAACCAGGAGATCAGCGAGTTGACATTGGGAGTGTTGAGCGGGGCGCCGAGCACGGACAAAATCGCCTGGGCCCAGGCCGTAGCCTGGGTCCCCGTGCCGATGGCAGTCAGCGCGGGCAGGAACGGCGGGGCGGCGGGCGCCGGCGCAGGCGTCGGCGTCGGCGTCGGCGTAGGCGCGGGAGCCGGTGCGGGAGCCGGTGCCGACGCCGGGGTCAGCGTGCCGCTGAGCGTGTAGGTGGTGGTGCCTATCGTGAGGGTGCCGCTGATTGGCGTCGTCATGTCTAAAATCCTAGCGCAGACCGCTATACCCGTGTCCAGACCACTCCAGCAGCGCCGCGGCGACGGCAGGATTGTCCAGCAGGCCCCGGCCCGAGATCAGGGCCCTGGCGATCGCCGGGTACTTGACCATGATCACCCAGGCAGTCGCGGCCACGCCGTGCGCCGGGGTGTCGAAGTCCAGGTTGCCCGGGTGGCCGGGCCCGGCGCCCGAGGGCTCGGTGCCGGTGACCCCGGGCAGGTCACCGGAGTAGGCAGTCAGGTTGAGCGGGTTGTTCCCGCCGGCCCCGTAGGCCCGCTGCCCGGCGGGGTGGCCGTCATCCTCCGCGGTGAACCAGGCGATCATCGAGGTGACGTCGACCGCGTTGCCCGCCGGGGCGCGCAGCGCCGCCAGGATGGCCGCCGCCCACCGCTGGGCCAGCGGGCCGGTGCCCACGCTGGTCTCCGCGGCCAGCTGCATGGACGGCGGGCTGGCCTGCGCGGCCGGATGGGCAGTAGCCGCCGCCGGGTGCGTGCTCAGCTGGCTGCTCGCGCAGCCTGCCAGGGCCAGCACGAGGACGGCGGGCACCGCCCGCCTAAGCACGGCGCCGGGCGGCCGGGTCCCGCCGCAGGCGGCGGGGCTTGGGGATCAGCGCGCCGACCACGATGACGATGGTGACCACCGTGATGACCAGCTGCAATTTCTGCGAGATGATCGCGCCCAGCCACAGCATTACCTGCTCCTGTCGAATGCGCCCGCGGCGGTGAAAGCCGCCAGCTGGCTCTGGAATGAGGCCTCGGTGTCCGGGCCGTTGACGTCGAACCGGAACCGCTCGTGGCCGATGGCATTGCGGGAAGCATCCTCGACGAAGACGGCCCGGAAGTGAGCATCGGCGTAATTCACCAGGTAGCCCTGCGGGATCGTGGCGTCCTGCGGCGTGCAGTCGCCCTGCGCGCAGCGCGGGTAGCCCAGGTCGCTGTAGGGGACCACCCAGCCGCCGGGGTTCACGCGGCTGCCCAGGCGGGCAGCCAGCGCCGTCTCGCCGCCGCCCAGCTCGGCCGCCAGGCGGACCTGGTACTGCGCCACGGTCTCGCCGGGCAGCAGGCAGGCGTCGAACATCCGGCAGTGCGGGTCGTAATCCTGGACGTAGTGGCCGGACGGCCCGGCCTCCAGGATGAACTCCCACACCCTCGGGTCGAGCGACCGGAGCTGGGCCCAGGTGGCATCCCAGCCGGCGTTGTCCCGCGGGCAGCCCGGCTGGACGCTGACCCCGCCGATCCGCGGCGCGCAGTGCCCGCCAGCCCCGTCGGCGAACCCGGTCACGACCGCGGCCACGGCGGTGTAGCCGTAGCCCGCCAGGACCGGCTGGGCCCCGGACAGGAAGCTCCAGATGCCGTTGTCCGCCGTGATCAGGAACGGCCTGGACGGCAGCCTCGTCTTGCGGTTGCCCAGCCAGGCCTGGTACTGCGCCATGGTGACGGTGTGGTAGCCGCGGCTGAACATGTAGGCCATCTCGGCCCGGAACTGGGCGGTGCTCACCGTCTCCGGGTCGGCCGCCTTGCAGACCGGCGCCGAGGGCGCGCAGCCGTTGTTCATCTCGTGGTAGACCAGCACCGGCACGGCCCTGGCCCTCTCGTACCTGACGAACGGCGCGTGGTAGATCACCAGCGGCCGGGGCGCGGGCGCTGCCGCTGCCGCGGCGGCCGGGGTCACCCCGCGGTAGGCCGCGGTCACGCCGGCCATCGACCAGAGCGCCAGGCCCAGCACGGCCGCTGCCACGGTCCCCAGGGCCGCGCTAACGGCATAGCGCCTGCGGCGCGGGACGACGGTCCTCTTCGCTGGCAGGTCCGGCATCGCTCATTCCCTCCCCTAGTACCTTGTCTGTCCCGTCGGCGACGTACTGGGCAGCCCACAGGTCCTTCTGCTTGCCGCGCAGGATGATCCACCAGCTGGCCAGGTTCCAGCCCATGCACAGGAAGGTGTAGATCATCATCTTGACCATGGAGACGGCCAGCAGCATGTCCTTCCAGTCGCGGCCGTGGATGTGCCAGGCGTAGAAGCACTCGGTCCCCGCGAAGATCGCCGGGAAGATGACCCACCAGATGTTCGGGTGCAGCCCGCCCAGGGCCCAGGCGGTCCCGTTCAGCGAGATCCACAGGATCCAGAAGGCCACGCAGATCAGGCCGTAGAACTGCTGCATCCACTCGCGCCAGTTCATCCGGTTGAAGCCGAAGTTGATCAGGTCGCCGATCGTGCCGGACTGCCACTTGACCCGCTGGTGCCACAGCGCCTTCACCGAGGGCATGCTGCCGGTGTCGCACCACACGTCCTTGCTCATGATGCACAGCCAGCCCAGCTTGCGCAGCTGGAAGGTCAGGTGGTAGTCCTCGACCACGCTGCGGTAGGTCCACGGGCCCTCCTGGCCCGGGAGCAGGGCGGCCTCGCGCAGCGCCTCGTTGCGGAAGATGCAGCCGGTGCCCGAGATGACCCGGACCCAGCCCCGGTTCCGGCTCAGCACCGTGCTCTGCGCGAACTCGGCCCGCTGGATCCGGCTCAGGATGCTGCTGCCCCGCATCACCACCTGGCAGGAGATGCCACCTACCCCGGGATCCTCGGTCATCTCGGCCTCGAAGTGCTCCACCGCAAACGGCGGCAGCCGGGTGTCATCGTCGATGCACACCACGTAGTCGGCGTCCTGGGCGTACTTGCGCCAGGCCTGGTTCAGCGCGCCGGACTTGCGGTACCTGTTGCCTGCCGACTCGATCACCGTCACCGGGTAGCGGCTCGCGACCGCCACGGTGCCGTCTGTCGAGTTGTCGGAGATGATGATGATCTCGTCCAGCGGGCGGGTCTGGGCCAGCAGCGCCTCGATGGCCGGGGCCAGGTCCGCTTCCCCGTTGTGCACGGGCACCAGGGCGATGATCCGGTTGCGCCGCGGCGCCGGGACCGGCTCGGGCTGGCCCAGCGGCAGCGGCGCCGTGACGGTCTCCTCGGGCCGCCAGGCGGGCATGACCTGGGTGCTGGTGTCGTCGGGAACGCGGAACGGGCCCAGGAGATGGGCGGGCGGCTGGTACGCGGGTACCTGGAACTGGTGGGCAGGCTCGCCCTCAGCCCAGGGTCGCCCCGGCGCGGCAGTCATGAGTAGTCCCCCTCGGGTGAATGAATATCAATGAACCTAGCTTACCCGAATACACCGGTCGCTGACTCGATAACCTCCAGGACGCGGCGGTGCACGTCGCTCAGCGGCTCCTGCTGCCGGGCCATCTTGGCCGAGCGGGCCAGCAGCGCGGGCGGGACCGCCCGCGTGGCCGCGGACAGCAGCGCCCAGGACAGCTCATCGAGGCAGCCCCGGGCAAGCCCCGGGTTCGTGGTGCTGCCGCAGACCTCGGCGAGCACGGCCAGCCGCTTGAGGGCCTGCCGGTCGGGCGCGAAGCCCAGCCGGAACGTGTCGGCCTGGCCCTCGGCCCAGCCCGTCTTCGCGGCGGCCTCGAACATGTTCAGCAGCGGGCTCACCCCGCCCGCGGTCAGCGGGTCGTACAGGCCCGGGAACGGGGTCTCCTCGTACCCGCGGTCGTAGCCGCTGAAGTAGACCGGCGACTCCGGGCCTGCCGCCGCCCGCGTCCCCAGCGCGACGTCCAGCAGGCTCACCGGCCAGCCGAGATCGGTCAGGGCGTTGACCCGGAACTCGCCCCGGCGGGCCTCCAGGACCGCCAGCAGCAGCAGCTGGGCGGACTCCCGGGCCGACTGGACGTAGAACGCGATACCGGGGTCGTGCAGCCGCATGGCACGGCCGGCCTCCGCCCAGCGCCACAGCTTCCGGCAGATGATCGAGTTGTCCATCACGTGCGTGAACCGGCTGGCCGAGACCAGCATGGGGGTGGCAGCGGCCACGCCCGAGGCGACCCACTCGGCCGCGCGCTTGGATGCCGTGTACACGTCAGGGGAGTACGGCCGCAGTGCCTTGCCGGTCGAGCAGCACACCACCTGGGGGACGCCGGCCCGTACCGCCGCGACCAGCACGGCGCGGGTGCCGAGCACGTTGGTGGTCACGGTGCGGTGCACCTCGGTCTCGGCCAGGCCCGGGTCGCGCTGGCCCGCCACGTGGAAGACCAGATCGGGCCTGATCTCGGCCATCAGCTCATTCATGGCAGCGCGATCGCAGATGTCGGCATGCCGGTACTTGACTTCAGGGTGACGCGGGTAGCCGCTGGTGATGCCGCGGCTGACGCTGACCAGGCAGCCCAGGCCCGACCGCCGCTCAGCCAGCTGGCGGATCAGCTCAGTGCCGATGCAGCCGGTCCCGCCGGTCACCAGGATGGTGGCATGCCGGATCCGGCCGGCCAGCTCCGCCTCGGGCAGGACCATGCCGCGGCGGCCGATGGCCAGGAACCGCGCGTACTCCTGCGCCGAGGCCGGCCGGGCTGCCGCCAGCTCATCGGTCAGGCCCCGCAGCTGCGCGGTGACCTGCCTGCTCAGGCGCAGCCGTCCTGGCTGCGCCGCCGCTCTCATGGCGGCAACGATCTCCGTCTCGGTTCTCATCCGTTCTCCCGCTTGGTCGGTCAATATCAATAAACCTAGCACTGCATGTCAAGTCACGGGGAGATCACGGGGAATCTGTCCGGACATGGCGGAGCGCCCCGGTTGCGGGTGACCGGGGCGCTCGCTCTCGGGTGCCTAGCCCTGGGGCTGGGCGTAGGTGGTGAAGCCGGTCCAGTCGATGACCACGGTGGGCCCGTCCTGGTCCTCGGGCACCCAGGCGTTGTGCCCGGGGGCCATCTCGGCGTAGTCGCCGGGCCCGTAGGTGACCTCCGTGCCGTCATCGGCCCGGACGGTCATCTGGCCCTGGATGAAGTAGCCGACGTGCGCCTGCTGGCAGCTGTTGCCGCCGGCGATCGGCCGCACGTTGGTGCTCCACCGCCAGCCCGGGGCGAACTCGGCCCGGCCCACCTGGCCGCCTGCCACCAGGTCCAGGTGGCCGGACTGCGGCGGGTCGAAGGGCCGCGTCTCCTCGGGCTTATCGAAGCTCTGCTGGATGAGAGCTGGCATCGTTGCCTCCTTGTCAGTAGGTCGCGTCGACATGGGCATGGCTGGATGCGCCGTTGATCACGACGCTCCAGGTAACGGCGATCTTGCCGTCGAAGTCGCTGAACCAGAAGAAGCTGTTGTTCCCCGGGAAGCCGGGGAACGGGCCGAAGTTCGGGTTCGGCGGCAGGCCCAGGCTGCCGTAACGGCCGGGCACGTAGTCCCCGGTGTTGCCGGTCAGGGTGCACTCCTCGACGTCGCGGATGCCCTGGCCGTTGTTGTTGATGCGCTCGCCCGCGCAGTCCCAGTGCACCACGTGACCGGGCACCGACGTGCCCGCGTCATACTTCAGGGCGAAGTGCGTGTTGTCCGCCGGGTTGCTGACCTGGGACGCGCTGGCGGACCCCGCGGCGAGCAGCGAGCCGCCGATGGCCAGGAACGCCGCCAGGACGAGCCCGAGCAGGGTCTTGAGGCTCACGGCGTGACCGCCGCTGAGTCGAAGACGTACCCGGTGTACGGGGCGATGTCATACCCGATGACGAACACCTGAGCGCCAGCCGGGCTGGCGTAGCTGAAGGTGGCGTTGCCCACGCCGTTGCTGTTCGTCGTGACCGTGCCCAGGAAGGCGACGAAGGTGCAGAAGCCGCTGTAGCCCCACACGTTGATGGTGTTGTTGGGCGGCGCGTCCTTCAGGTGGACGATGGCCGTGACCGTGCCGCCGTCCTGGTGGAAGTTGACGAAGCCGGTCTGGGTGGCCAGGTTGCTGGCGCCGTTGCACTGGAAGTTGTTGGCGAAAATGCCTGCGCCGTTGGCGGTGTCGCTCGCGAGCGCCGGGCCCGCGGTAGCGGTGAGCATTGCTCCCGCGATGAGAGCTGGCGCTGCCAGGGCAGCAAGGATCGTGCGGAATCGCATGGTGAAACCCTCCCGCTTGAAGTGAGGCCCGCGGCTCTGCGGGCCGGACGGGGAGGACACTATCAAAGATCCTAGAGACGCGGAAGCGCCTTGGCCAGAAAGCCAGGGCGCCTCGCTGACGTCGCAGTGATCCTTCAGAAGTCTGCCGGGTCGTCGAGCGGGTAGTGCTGCGGGCCCTCGCACAGCTCCAGGGCCATGCCGTGGTCACACAGCTTGCCGCTGAACTCCTCGCGGCTGATGCCGCCGTCCCAGGTGCCGCCGGAGGCGACCACGTGAGCATAGCGGTAGGCGCCGGCCTGGTCGCCGCCGCCGCAGATCCAGGACATCATGGCTTCGGCATGGCACTCGGCATAGCTCTCAGCGGCCAGCTGGCGGCCGATCGCGTAGCAGGCCCGGATCGCGGCGGCGTTCTCGTGCCGGATCCGCAGCTCCAGGTCGCGGGGGTGGTTGCCGCACAGGACGCCGCACGGGGCGGTGTCGGCGGGCAGGCCGTACTCCGGATCGGCGTCGTAGCCGTCCGGGTGGCGGATGTCGGTGTCGGTCATCAGGTGCTCCTCGGTGCTGGTCTCTCGTGCGGTGTCTAGGACCAAGATATCAATAAACCCTAGTTATGCCAAATCGAAGCGCCCAGGCGCGGAGACGGCCGCGGTCCACCGACAGCCCGCGTGCTCGACGCGCCTGGGCGCCTGGTCCCCCTCAGCTGCTCGCGCAGCCCGGGGACCATACCGGGCGGAAAGAGCCTAAGCGCCCGGCTCGTCTTCAGTTATCCGGCGTAGTGCGACTGGTCGCGCTTCCAGTCGGTGCGCGCCATCGTGTTCGCCCAGGCGGCATCCCGGTGCTCATCGTGCGCGGGGACCGTGATGACATGCCGCCCGGACTCGACGGTGACGCCGACCTGCTGGCCGTCCGCGATCTCCGCGCCGCAGCCAGCGCACACGGGCCGCTTCACGGCAGCCTCGGCCTGTCCGGGTGGTTGCTGGCCGCGATGCGGATGATCTGCCAGCCGCCGCCGCCGGCCCTGCGCAGCTGCGCCACCGCAGCCAGGCTGGCGGACGGGCCGCCGAACATCTTGCCGCGGCGCTCGTCGGGGATCAGCCGGTAGGCGCTCACGGCGGCCAGCGGCAGCGCGTAGTCGAAGACCCAGGCGGCGCCGCGCATGGCGGAGCCGAGGGCATCTCCTGCCCGGGTGCTTGGCCGGCTCATTCCTGGTGCTCCCTGAACGAGAAGTAAACCCGCGGGCTGTGGGTGAACTCCAGCGTGCCCGTCACGTTGTCTGACTTGCGGATCACGACCACGAAGGGGGCCGCGAAGCCCACCACCGTGAAATCCTCGCCGAGCGTCTGGGCCGTCCACTTCTGGCCCGGGGCGGCGGCCAGGTCGGCGGCCGGCTGGCCGGCCTCGACCATCTGCCGGCGGACGGCCTCGGTCGGGTCAATCATCGCCGTTCCTTCCTGCGTGTTCCAGTTGCAGCGGCATGTCCCGCCGCGCGGGCGGGAGCACTCCGGGCAGAGCAGCGGGGTGCCCGCGTCACTCATCGTCCTCGTCCTCCTCTTCGTCCGGCTCGGGCAGCTCGGTCCAGCCCATGGCCTCGGCGATCCGGTCGCCGGGGTAGTACGCGTACGACGTCTTCCTGATGGCGTCGGTGACGGCCTGCTTGTGATCCTGCACCGCGTTCTGGGCCTCGGCCTCGGTGACCGGGCTGCCGTCCTCGTGCGTGTAGTTGTCGGTCAGGTAGCGGGCGACCTGGGTGGTGCTGTAGGTCTCCTCGCGGCCGAGATAGCGCCTGGTCATGATGTGGTCCTTCCTCAGTCAATAAACCTTAGTGGCAGCCGGGAGCCCGCCGGGCTTGGTCAGCGGGCCCCCGGGGCTTGTCAGCCGGCTTGCACGTAGTGCAGGCCGTTCGGGCCCTGGCCCCAGCTGATCCCGGCAGCAGGCGTGCCGGCGTCAGAGGGAACGGGGACCGGGCTGTAGTCGAACGAGTAGTTGATGCCGCCGGGCGACGCCCCGGTCACCGCGGACGAAGGCACGCCGAACCACAGGGCCGCGATGTCGGCGGAGTGCAGCGTGTTCGGCAGCTGCGACGGCAGGTTGGCGTTGCTCGGCGGGGTGGCCGAGACCACCGTGTAGTTGACGAACCCCTTGACCGAGCCGGTGTTGTCGCTAGCTGATGCGCCGACGCCAGGCCACGTGTTGCCGTCGATCGGGCTGGCGAACGCGCTGAACGAGCCCTGGGATGAGATCTGCACGGCCCAGGTGCCGTCCGCGTTCTGCGTCGCGGTGAGCTTGCGCTCCAGGTTGTCGAGCGCCCAGACCGGCCCGCCGGGGCTGTCCTGGGTGGCGTTGCCGGACACGTTGGTCGTGTCGGACACGCCGGACTCGTGCGCGTTGGCGCTGTAGGCCGCCGGCTTGGCGGAAGCCGAGGCCGAGGTCGCGCCGAGCAGCGTGACCGCCAGGGCGGCGGGCACCGCCGCGGCGGCGAGGATGGTACGGATTCGCATGTTGCTCCTCAGGCCCCTCCCGGCCCGCGTTCCGGGCGCTGGAGGAGGGACTCCGAGGACGAGGATATCAATAAATCTAGATTAGGCAAATACGCTATGACGGCGGGCCGACCAGCGGGCCACCGCCAGCGCCGCCTCCCAGTCCAGGGCGCCCAGGTCGTCTCCGGCCTCGGCCCGGCCCGACACCGAGGCCAGCCAGGCAGACAGGATCACGGCCAGCTCGCGATCGCAGTAGGGGGTCTGGCTGCCCAGGTCGGCTGCGGCCTGGCAGATCTCGGACAGGGGGAGCGGGGCAGCCATCACCCCTTCCGGGGGTCACAGCGCGGTGATGAACGCTGTCACCCCGTGGGCGAACTCGGACAGCAGGTTGCCGATGCCGTGCACGACCTTGGCCGCGGTCACGGGCTCGACGATGATCAGCCAGATGACGAAGGCGACCGCCGCGTACGTGCCGAGCTGCTTGAGGGTCACGGCTTCCAGGCCTGCCAGGACAGGGCCCGCTGGCGGCGGATCATGCGGCAGATGCTCCAGGCGCCCAGCGTGAAGCTGGCGAAGGCGGACAGCGGCGCCCAGGTCTTGCCGGCCAGCGGGATGAACGCCAGGCCCAGGGTGGCGAAGGCGATGTAGGCCGAGGCCGGGACGGCAGCCAGCATCCACCGGGCGCGGCCCAGGGCCCGGATAGCCAGGTAACCCGGTCGCCACTGCATCGGCTTCCTCCTCGGGCTTCGGCCGCAGGTCGGGAACCACCTCGTCGATGATGGTGCGCCTGACCACCCGGTAGCCCGCCGGCTGGAGGGCCTCAGGATGATCGTCGTAGGCCTGGCGGAAGACGTCAATCCGTTCCCAGGCATCCTCGGGGGTGCCCCAACGGGACAGGTCCGCCCAGTTCCCCGGCTTGTCTTCCCGGCCGTACGGCAGGTACTGGGCAAGGTGGAATACGGCAGTCGCTTTAGGCATATCAAGGATTATAGGGCGTCATCTCTTCTTCGGCGGATCCTTCACGTTGATGGTGCCGGAGCCGCTGCACTTGCCGCAGTCCGGCATGAGCTTCGGGTCGGCGTTGCACTGCGGGCACCGGATCAGCATTACAACTCATACCCGGCCCTGGCCTCCTCAGCCCACAGCTCCAGCTCCTCGGGCGTGACGACGTGCCCGGTCTTGGTGACCAGCGGGTAGCAGATCACGCAGTCCCGGTCGCCGCAGGTCTCGGAAACGGCCGCCACGTCAGGCCTCCAGGAGCCCGCCGGCGTGCGCCCAGAAATAACCGCACCAGAAATGCGCGAAGCACTTGTCCTCGTCGCTCAGCTCGGAGTCGTGGATCGTCTTCTGGGCCTTCGCGAACCCGTCGGCGTTGAGCCTGGTGCCCTTCTCGGGGTCGTGCGGGTCGACCGGGACGGACAGCGGGATGCGCACGATCTCGCGCTCGCTGCCCTCCTCGAACAGGATGACCACGCCGTCCATCTGCTGGATGAGGAACTGCTCACCGGGGAGTCTCGCCATAATCAATGAACCCTAATCACTGGTACCCTGGCCGGGCAAGCGAACGCCCGGGTGTCCCGAAGCCCCGGGCGCCCTGCGGTACCGCGATCAGGAGGTCGTACGCCATGCCGTCCGTGGCCGCCCGCCCCGCCGAGTGAGGTGAGGAGGTGAATCATGGACGGGGCCAGCGGGCCCCGCGAGATCCCGCTGAAGGCCAAGTACCGCAGGGAGAAGCCCAAGGGCAAGCACCGGGCCGACTACGACGGCAACACCGGGGAGCACCGTGCCAAGCACGTGCTGCTGCCCGCGGTGCCCGGGATCAAGCGCAAGAGGTTCCGCCGCAAGTACAAGCAGATGTGACTGCGCGTGACCAGCCGGCAATACCTGTTCGACGCGTCGGACACGACAGGAGCGGGCCCCCAGCCGAAGGGGCCCGCTCCTGTGCTATCTGCGCGAGAAGAGTAGTCAACTACCCTCGTCAGCTCTTGGTGATCGTGGCTATTCCCCTTGGATTCAAAATGGACATAGCCACCATCTCGTCGAACACCCAGCCCTTCCAGAAGGCCTCGACCATGTGGTTCTCCTCGACGTCGAGCGAGTAGAGGACCGGGAAGACGCCGAGGAAGTTGGGCTCGGGGGTCAGGAAGATCTTGGCCTGCGGCACGATGATGGAACGCTGGATCTGGAACTCGCCGAAGCTGGTGATCGTCTCGCCGGCGACCACGCGGTCCTTGAAGGCCCAGCCCGTCTGGTTGATGTCCCAGCGGTACATGTCGCGGAAGTCGAACGGGTTGATCATGAGCCGGGCGGACGGCAGCTCGTGCAGGTCCGTCATCGCGACAGCCGAGTAGAGGCTGCCCGGGGTGAGATAGCCCGAGGCCTCGGTGATGTTGTGGTTCGGCGTGACCACGTGGTCCGGGCGGGTGGCGTAGTCCGTCACCGCGGCCTGGAGGATAACCAGCAGGCGGGCGTCCTCCTGCTTCAGGATGGCCTGCTTGGTCTCGTCCTGGGCCTGCTCGACCGCGTTGATCCGGAGGTAGAACAGGTCCTCCTTGCGGATCGCCGGGCGGCTGGCGATGCGGAAGAACCGCACCGGGATGCGCTTGCCTTCAAAGGGCGTGACCCGGACCTCGCCCTCGGTGCCGCTCAGGATGTAGGCCTGGCCCAGGTCGTCCCACACGTCGTACTCGACCGGGGTGCCCGGCGTCACCGGGTCCTCGACGAGCACGTTGCGGACGATGCCCTGGTACCTCAGCTTCAGCTGGATCGGGCCCACCATGCCGACGCCCAGGCGGCGGAAGCCGTGCAGCTCGTCGGAGAGGATCAAGGCCATCTTGCGCACCTTGGCCTCGCGGGTCAGCGGAGCCGAGCGCGCCCGGCGGGCCTCGATCTGGGCAACGTAGTCGTCGCTCTTGCGCGAGGCAACGCGGGGACGCAGGCCGCCCAGCGGTGCCGCCGGCGCCAGCTGCCCGTTCGCAACGGTGGCAAGCTCGGTCATCTGAGTGTCCTTTCCTGCGTCCCTGTGAGGTCAGTCGCGGCCGACGGCTGCGAAGCTGGCAGAGGTGGAGGCGAGCAGGGCCGCGCTGTACGGCTCCAGGCCGCCGATCGTGATCTTGGTGCTGGAGTTGACCTTCAGCAGCCGGGCCACCGGGGCGGAGATCGACACGGAGCTGGACCAGGGCACCAGCTGCCCCTGGAGGGCCCCGGTGCCGCCGCCCACCGAGCCGGCAGCGCCGGAGGCGTTCTGGGTGCAGCAGCCCACCAGCACCGAGCCGGAGCCGTCAGTCGGGTCGGCCCAGGTGGCCGTCGGGTCGAAAGCCGGGGCAAGGATCTCGAACTCGGCGTCGGGGGTCAGCACCCAGACCGCGAAGGCGTTGATGCCCGCGTACAGCAGCTCGTCGATGCCGTCGCCGCCGACGTACAGCGCGCCGAGCCCGTAGATGGGCAGCGTCTGCGTGGCCACCAGGTAGGACGAGCCGTTGTTCGAGGTGCCCGCGGTGCCCTGCATGGTGGCGCCGTTCATCTGGGTGCTGTTGGCGCCCGCCAGGGTCACCAGGTCGCCGCCCGTGCGGATGAAGCCCATGCCCGGCCAGACCGGCACGGCCCTGGTCCAGTTCGGGTCCAGGAACACCGGCTTGGGCGTCGCCTGGGTCCAGGCGAACAGGGGCCGGATCGTGCGCTTGATGTAATCGTTTGAAAGATAGGTACGAATCATCGCACTCTCTCCTCACCCTGTTCGATACTTCGTTTGATTCCTGACCGCCCTAGGCTGTCGGAATGGGCCAGCACTACATCAGCCGGATCGACGAAACGAACCGGACGGCCTACTGCTCGGGCTGCGGCGAAACGGTTCAGGTCAACAGGAATGCCGCCAGGAGCAAAGGCTGGACCTGCGCGGTCAAGGCACGCGAGGACGCAGGCCTGCACCGGCAAGGTCACAAGGAGGAGGTCAGCAAGGCGCATAAAGCCTGGCGCGAGGCCAACAAGGACCGCCTGCGCAGCTATCAGCTTCAGCGCCTCTACGGCATCACCATCGAGGAGTACCGAGCTGAAGTCGCCGGGCGCTCGGGACGCTGCGACATCTGCGGCGAAATTCCCAGCGGCAACGGCCCCAACGGACTGGCCCTGTGCGTCGAGCACGACCACGTAACCAAGAGGATCCGCGGGTACGCCGACCGGGACTGCAACACCATGATCGGGGCCGCCGGCGAAGATCCAGTGCGGCTCGCCCAGGGCATCATCTACCTGAAGCCTTCTCGCGACCAGCTCAGCGCCATCATCAAGCTGCTGGAGGAAGCAGGCGGCGTCCAGGAAGCAGCTCGCCGCTGAATCCGCATAGCGTCCGCTCACTGGTCACCTCCTTCGCCTCGTCCTGCCTCTTCCGGGGCTGGCGCTTAGCCAGATGCAGTCCTCTGCTACTTCTGGGGGGAGGTTCAAGCAGAGGTTGAGACTTCTCCGTGAGCGAACGCGCGCCTGCTCACGCCAGAAGGCGCTCAGGGACCTCTCATGCATGGACGAAGAACGAGAATGGCGCATCTTCCTGCTGGAGCTGGTCGGCCTGAGCCTGGCGGTCGATGACGACAGCTGGTGCCCCTGGTGCGAAGGCGAGTGCACCGGTCAGTCGTAGCCGAGCGCCGTGACGGCGGAGTCGGCGTCGGCCTTGTACGCCAGCCCCACCTGGGGGCGGGCCGCGCGGATCATGGCCTCGGCGGCGGCGGGCAGCAGCCCGAAGGCCCGCAGGATCGCGTACGCGGTCGACGGGCCCCGGTTCACCCCGGCCGCGCAGTGCGCGTACACCTTCGCCCCGGCGGTGGCCAGCGCGGGCAGCGCGAACACCAGGCTGGCCGCGAACCAGGCAGGCGGCTTGGGCTGCCCGTCGTCCTCGGTGCCGTTCCACAGGTAGGCCATCCCCGAGGTGGCCAGCAGCGGGGCGTCGCTGAACTCGGCACGGCAGTCGATGATGTGCGTGATCCCGGCGGCATGCAGCGCCGTCACGTCAGCGGGCCCGGTGATGGCCGCGCCGGTCGCCAGCCGCTCCGTCACGAACGAGAAGTCCGCCATCACGCCTCCCTGAGGTCCAGCACTTCCCGGGCCGCGGCCCGCCAGTGGGCCTGCTCGGTGGCGGTCAGGACCTCCCAGGCCAGCCGCAGCCGGTCGTGCAGGACGGCCTCGGCCTCACTGATGTCGTTGACGTAGGCCTCGTAGCAGACCTTGCCCCAGTCGCGCTCGGGCCCTGTCACGAGGCCCCGGCTGGCCAGGTGGCCGAGACCGCGGTGGGGGCAGCGGTGAACAGGTTGGCGATCGCCGTCTTGGAGATCAGCTGGATCTGGTCGTCGCTCAGCACCACGATGTCGCCGGCCTGGTAGCGCAGCCCGTTGGGCAGCACCACGTCCTTCAGCCCGGTCTTGATCGTCACGCTCCAGGGCATCGGCCCTCCTCATGCTCTGCGATGTGCTATCTTCCTTGATACGTCAGGGCCCGGCACGGGATCGGATCGCGTGGCTTGGCCCGGCACCGTCCGGACAGCTCGGCTCTGCGCGGAATGCAGGGCAAGGCAAGGTGCGGCCGTCGTGGCACCCCGCTGCACGGCGTGGACGGCGATGCGGCACTGGGCGAGGCAGGAAAGGCTAGGCGTGGCTTCGAGGGCCTAGCGCAGCCCGGCCCGGCTCGGCCGGAAAAGCATGGCGAGGCGTTCCAAGGCGGGGCGAGGCATGCCATTGTGAGGCAGGCAGAGGCAGCCCAAGGCTCGGCTGGGCGCCGTTCGGTCGGCACGGATCGCACCGCACGGCTCGGCAAGTCGGGGCAGGAATCGCTCAGCACGTCAAGGCGCAGCTCGGCGGGGCATCGCGCGGCAGCGCAGGCAAGGGCACGGATCGGCACGGGTGGGCAATGCCCGGCTCGGCAGGCGGGGGAGGCGATCAACGTCGGGGGCCGCCTCCCTCGCTTGTCAATGGTTCAGTGAACCATTAATCGACGAACAGGTCCGAGTCGTCCGTGTCGCCGACGGCGTAATTCGCG